TCACTTCGTGACGGGTGGAATCGGCCAGTCGATATCGGGAGCTAACGAAATATTAACCCGATTCAATAATATCCGATAATTTTTCCAGGCAATTAGCTGAGAGGCTTCCTCCTCGGTAGCAATTGCCAAATCAACTGCGTCCTGAAGCAGTGCGATAGATTTATTGGCCTCTTCATTCCGGGATGTTTTTTCTTTTTCAGCCGCCAGCGCATAATCAATAGGTAGAGGAATAATCACACCCTCATGTAATTTCCACTTTCCATCTGGCGCAAAACCTTGGGGTACATCCTGGCACAAGATTTCTGTTACGCTTTGGTTAACGGGGCCTGGTAACATTGAGACGTCAACGCTTGCAGCTCGAATAACGCTTTGTGCATCATAGCTAATTTTAAGCGTGTCCGGTGAGAAAAGATTTTGCGACATGTACCAGTCTTTATTATCTTCAGAACGCAGATATTGAATTTTTTCTCTATTAATAATTTCTTTCCAGTTATCGGGCAAGTCTCCTTCGTCTTTTTTAAATAAGTATAGCGCCAGATCTTTTAATTGATCATCATCAGGAAAGTAGGTCTGCGCGTTTCTAAAAGTATTCATTGTATTTATCCTGTAAAGTTAACCCATGTACCATTGATATTTTTCTGCAATGGCTTGTAATAGATAGTATCGCCACCAGGGTTTTGTCCTTCTGTATACCAGCCAGTCATAGTGCAGCCTGCAGGAACTTTAAAAGGATTTGGATTTCCCAACACCCCACTCGCCTCAGTGCCGAGACGAACATCACGAATAAAGCGTGCATCGAAGTTTGAATAACTAGACGGATTTATGGTGCCAGTCACATTTAGCTGTTTATTAATACTAACTACCGAACCAATAATAATTTGCGTTGCAGAAATGTAATTATTTATGGATAGATCGGTACCGGCACCGCCGTTTCCAATATACCATCTACTGTTATTTACATTATCCGAGGCGAGAATATAAAGAGCGTTACCGGCATTCTTCATGCGTAAGTTAATAACATTAGCATTTTCAGTAAATACAACCTTTCCGGTAACTATCCCCCCTGTATCAGGTAATGCTCCAGTTTGTGCTGCGGTTGGAATAAGGTTGGTACCGAAATATTCCACCCATGGCAACCAGGGACCATCTTTTCCATTCCATGCTCCGGCCAGCCCACGCTGGAATTTCCTTCCTTTCAGAAAACTCGTGTACTCCTGCTGGCAACCATAAGCGGATGGAGTAACTACAAGTGTCCCGGCTTCCTGAATTGGATAATTGCTTGTGGCAGTAGCATTAGCTGATGTATTCTGATAATAGACACCTTGAGACGCATAGTTACCTAATGTATTTAAATTAACATTAAGGGAACTCGTAGATGTTGGAAGTGCACCAACATCCAGCGCTGTTGGTTTATTGCCTGAATGATAAATAGAATACCAAGGGTTCCATACCTTTACAGAATCTCCATTATATGTACGGAATTTAATTGCGTTACCGCCACCGTTATAGGCTGCAGCAATCTGCATATTATAGGAGCCGCCCAGTCCAGCAACATCCAATAAAGTCCCGGTAATACCTGGTGAGTTTACTGCCGTTGAATAAACAAAACTTGCAGAATTTGTAGGTAAGCTATTCGCATCTGATACATCATTTCCAGCCCCGCCAGCCAACGCTTTAACTTCCCGTATTGCAATAGCACTACCATTCGTCAAAACTCTGCCTGCAGTAGTATCATTTTTGGATGTTTGTACTGTGGCGATGGCAGCTGTCCCAAGCTCAAGATTTCCCCTTGCAGCCGCCTTATCCGTCAAATCAGAAAAATTGTTCCCTCTCTGTAGAGCATTAACAATGCGAGCATCATTGCCCGCAGCGACTGTCCCGGCGACCGTGCCTGTATCCTGTACCGCTGCCCCCTTCAACCCCAGGTTTGCGCGAGCCGTGGCCGTATTAGTCAGCTCAGACAGGTTTGATGCGGCTTTCAGGTAGCGGCCATCGAGCTGGCTGGTTGAGTTGTTCAGAAGAGCTTTCAGCAGCGTGGCTTGCAGCGTGGTGACATCGCCATTATCCAGCACGTCGTTTCCGGATTTGGCTGCCATAAACGAGGCGACGACGGAGGCAATAGTTGACGCCTGGCGCCAGACTTTATTGAGCTCTTCACTGCGGGCGATCCCCGACTGGAAGCCATTACCAAGCGCCTCAAGCGCCTCAAATTCTGGCTGTGACAATACGTTGGCGAATTCGCCGGTGGCGAACGCCTTAAAATCATTTACAGGCATAGTTAATCCTCGGTAATTTCGTAATTAACGGTAATCCCGGCTGGTTTGATGGCCAGATAGCCTTGCCGAATAATTTCTTTAGTGATGGTTGAGATCGACTTACCTTTAACGGTGACGGTCATCGTCATATCCTGGTTATCGGTATAGGAGATCAGAATATCTTTTTTGGGGTAAATACCTTGCAGAATATCGGGTAATGTTTGATTGGTTCCGTCCCAGTTATTAGCACCTATTTTAGCGCGTAATACGGTGCGGAAATTACTGTCATCCAGGTCAACAAAACCAAACTCCGAGTCGTAACGATTTTTCCAATAACCGTAATCAAAGCCAAGCGTTTCGCTATCAAAGGAGAAGAAGTAATCCTCTATCGGAGCAAAAATTCTTCTCGTGCTGCCAATCCATTTACCGATAATATCAAGCTGAGCACCGATAGCTTTATCAAGGTCGAAATTATTTATCAGGCTACGGCTAACGGTCTGCTGCGTGGTAAAAGCCGTCGTCAGCACATCGAGCGTTTTTGCATAATTTGGTGCTTCTCGTTGACTGGCGGGAATGAGTTCGCTGTAGGGGTTACTCATGTTGTCACCGTAATAATATTGATATTAACCACAGAAGACGTTGCCAGCTCATTGAATGCCACCACAATATTATCAGTTGAAAGCGCATCGGCAGATTTGCCAATCTCCAGAGATAAAATATCGTAGGTATTACCGCCGCTGGCATTATTTAAGGATGCAGAAGAAAATAGTCTGGAAAGAAACAGCGTATCGCCGATATCAAGCCTGTTGATATAATCAGATACCGACTCTTTGATGCCGTTGCCAATATCCGTGGTATAGCCCACCAGCGGTTTTAATTTAATTTCAACAAAAACCGGAACGTCAGTCGGGCGATAAAAATGAACCGCCTTGCTGTTTCCATAGCTATCGGTCACATTTTCCGTTGTCGTCCCATTCGTCGGTACGCCAGGGGTTTTCTTCAGGGCTATGGTTCGGGCAATACCGGTTGAATCGCCACCGTCTACCACCACGGCGAGGCTATGTGGCGGAATGCCGTTGTCGTCCTCCGTATCGGTATCATTGTCAAAGACCTTCAGTCGCGCAACGCCCGGCAGATTAGCCAGCGCGCCCTGTAACCCTTCAATAACGGTTTTTGACGGCAGCGCGACGGACTGAATTTGCCGCTGACGCAGTTCAGCATCAGTTTCCACCGCCTTACCTTCCGTCGCCGCCGATAGATTAACCACGCTCTGCCAGCCAAGCGTCGGCGTCGCAATATCGACAATGTCCCCGGCTAACGCGCTAACCGCACCGGGAATTTCGCAAATAGCGGTCACCGTCGCGTTGCCGTGCAAATCCAACGAAACCGTCGCCGGCAACGACCAAACGTTTCCCGCTAAATCACGTACCTGGCCATTTTTGATTACCGTGCCTACTTTCCCCGTGAGCAGCACATCAACCGTTGAGTTGGTGGCAACTTTACGGGCGATACCGTTGATCTTCACGTTACGTGAGAGCCCTTCGCCCATGCCCGTTTGCGGACTGAAAGAGTTATAAGCAGCAATCGTCGCGTTGTTGCAGCCGTGGATAGCCCAGGCAATCATTGACAGCAGTACGCCATCTTTACTGTCCGGCTCGATATAAATATCGTCTCCGTAGATATCCCGAAAAATGATTTTCCATTGGTCGAGGATAGTCTGAAAATCCGGGGCACCAATTCCTTCCTGAGCGATAGTCGGCATCATGCTGTCGATTAGGTTTTCATACATCAACTGTTACCTCTCCGTAGACGGTGTCGATCGTGACGCTAAAAGTCAGACGTCGGCCATGGCCGTCATTGTTAGTATTGAATTCGATTATCGAATTAACGCCGCGCGTGCCAAGGATCCGGTCGCTAATGGCCATGGTATATACCTCTGGCGGCTGCTTGCCGAGTACCGACTGGACATAGGGCGTTCCTTCTGAGGTATCCAGAAACCATTCACCGCGCCAGAGGTTAAGGCGCGTTTTAACAGCCTGGGCCACGGTTTCCGCTGAATTGACAAGAAAGCCTGAATCTCCTCGGCCAAATGAATAATCCCCAGAAATTTCTTTTCTGTATTTCATTGCGGTCCTCCCGTGTTGCCGCCACCGCTTTGCACGCCGCTATGGGTATGCCTCTTCAGACTTATCCCCCCGGCGCTTACGTCGTTATCTACCGTAACGGGTCCAAGCAGTGATGCTCCACCACCGGCAGAACCCTTGCCCTGGTTGAGAGGACCATTGATCGTCACTGAGCCGTTTAGCACGATGGTCGGCGAGGTGATCTCAATGCCGCCATCGGCTTTTGCCATCAGTTTGCCGGGCGTGATCAATGTGATGTCATGAGCGGCAGCCACTTCGACAAATGCCGCTCCGTCATCGCTACGTAGCTGCGCGGCAGTCGTACTTATCCCACTGATTTTCTTAACCTGTGACTGAGGGCCTGGGATAACGAACGCATCTGAGAGCGAATGCTGTCGGGAATTTACCGGCTCCTGAGTGTTGCCGCTCTGCCACCAGAAATCGATGGCGCGATCGGCGAAAATCAGCAGACATTCGTCACCCGAAGCTACAGGAAAGGTAAGCGTACAGCCGCCTCCGCGCGGGAAGACAACGGGAACATCGACCAATAGCGGATAGCTGACCGAGTTCACCGAACCATCGCTGGCCATCCGTGCGCCTTTAATGGCAGGAGCAACGGTGCAGGTAACCGTTTCAGGATCGAACGAGTGAATAATGCCGGGCAGCGCAACGCGCAAATCGTTACTTAACGCCGCGGTGGTCGCGGCCAGAACCTCGGCAAGCTGGCCGCTAAGCGCGGGTGTGGTGAGTGCCATAATTACCTCCAGGCAATAAAAAACCCGCAACGGGCGGGTCAGGAAATAGCTTAAGATGACGGCTAAGGTCATGGCTTTTTCTTGCGGGCTTCTTCGGTGTAATCCGAACTGCCTCGTGCCTGGCACATTAGCTCCATATACCAGTCTCCGCCGCGCGTATCGCCTTTCGTTATGATGCCGCACACTTCATAAATACCGTCGGTGGCAATGCTCGCCGGCGGCGTTGAAACATTCAGGGTTTGATTACCGTCGTCTTTTTTATCAATAGCCTGGATGCGCCCAGGCCTCTCACCTGCGGCGCCAAGCTGCTGCTCTGAAAGCTTCTGAAGATAAAGGGATGACTGATTGAGCTGCACCAGGCCATTGACACGGATATTCGGATTAATAAGACACTTCGCATTCACTCCCGCGTTAGTCGTGCGCTGGGGCAAACCAATCAACCCCGACTGGCTATTGAGTTCGATGGCCGTATGGGCTACCGAGGTTTTAGAAAGGAAATCCAGCCTGCCATCAACGATCTGCCAGTCTGCGTTACAGAGTTTTTTGACTTCATCCAGGTAGGTCGTCACTTTCCCGTGAAGCGTCCTTCCACGAGGAAATTCGGTCGGCGGAAAAACGGGCTCAACCCCTTTAATAATGCTGAACGGTTCGAGGCTTTTTAACAGAGCGGTGTAAAGATCTTTGGTGGAGTGACCTTTCGATAAGGTGGCGCTTACCGTGGCGTAGCTTATGGCTTCATGTCCGTCGATAGCCTGAATTAAAACCCATGTATCCGGCGTGGCCTCTCGCCCCGTGATGGCAATGCGAATATCGCCGCTGAAGATCAATCCGTAATTACGATCGTATTTTTTCCCGGGATCTTCATCAGGACTGATCCTGACTTCAACGCCAACCCGATCTGCGGAATAAATCGTCTGCGGCCCTTCGTATCCGGCAATCAGACGAATTTTAGAAAACTCTTCTCCCATGATTTTGTGGGCGGTGTCAGGCTTAAGGTTATAAATCTTCACTTCCGCAGCGCGGGGAGACGAACCTTTAAACCAGTCGATTGAGAACGTGACTTTAAAATCACTGAGGGCAATCCCCTGCCCTTTATCATCAAGCAGCTGCAGCTCAAAATGGCGTAACCAGTTCTGGCTCATAGTAGCTCCATAAAAAAGCCGATCCCGGACTAACAGCATTCACTTAAGCTGATGAAAGAAGGGAAACAACGGGATTTGATTCCCGTAGAGAAGCCCAACCCGATGGTCGCTCAGGTATCACAAACTTAAACTAACGGTGTTAGCTCCCGGACGGCTAATTATCCGTGACGAAATAGAGGTGGCTTTGAAAACCGAGGTTCGTCTTTGTCGGGTAAAACTGTGCGCGATCGTCGCTAACGACAAGCAGGCTGTCGGAAAATCCAAGATGAGAATAAGGAGCAAGAAGATTGATATCGGTGACCAGCGGTATGCCGCTGATTATTGGCGTGGAATCTACTGCCATGACATCCAATATCCAGCCCGCTTCGTCACGGAATATAAGCCGCAGGCGAAGCTGATTATCGCCCAGTTGAATTGTGAAGACCTGATTGTCTGCGCTAAGAGGAATTTCCTGAATATTCATTCCTGCCTCCTTATTAGCTATTGGGTACAGCAAGGCTACTGTTATTAACAGGCTTCAGGCTTTTTTGACCGGTATTCACCATGGCGGAAGTTGAAACGCCCTGGGCCATCGCTGATTTTTCAGCAACGGTTGTACTTTCCGTTCTGGAAAGGAACACCTCCGTTAGCGTGAGTTTAGCGATAAGAACGCTTTCATTTTCTTTACTGCTTGTCACATCAACCTGCTGAATGAGCATATTGCTGTAAGTCCGCTTGCCGGTAACCACGTCCAGCAGTTCGCAGCGTTTTTGCAGATCCAGAATCTTCTCGTACGCCTTTTTCGGGGATAACCCGACATCAAGGCCATAATCAGAAACAGCGGCAAAATCCAGTAAAGTTCCGCCGCCAGAAAAGCCACAGTCGATAATTACCGTTGACGGTTTTTTCCAGGCGTGATCGCTAATGTTCGCACCTGCCTCTACGGGATGCGTGGCAATTTCCAGTTCATCTTTATGAGATTCAGTAATAACCACGTCCGGAATTAAAAGGCCAACAGATCGCGTTCGCTGCTGGAGAAGCACTGAAAGTATATCCATTACGTTATCCCCGGAATATATTGCTGGGCCATTCGTGAATAGGTATCAGTAATGCGGCTGACGAGTGTGTTTCCCGTCGTTAGCGGATCGCCCGCGCCGTTAATAACGATGTGTGATTCATTATTGATGGTCGGGGAATTGACGGTAGTCGAAGCGGTTTGATTCAGCTCGTTATTATAGGCATAGCGCCCATAATCCTGACCGTAGCCGCCCATAAGAGTGTTTGATTCGAGGTTATTTAGCGCCTGTGGGGGAAACAAAGTGGCAGCATCCGGACGGCGGGTTTCTTTCTTTTCACCGTCCGTAAGCCAGCTGCCAGCTTTATCAATGCCTTCATCCAGCAGATCTTTACCCTTCTGAACCAGCTTTCCGACCGGGCTGTTGCTGACATCGTTAATCATCTCTTTACCAATGCTCGCGGCCTCTGACCAGTCGCCATCTTTCAGCGCCTTGATTAGCTTACCCACCTTCTGCAGCATGGCGCCAAGCTGTTCAAATCCGCCTATGAGCCCCTCGAAAATCTTGTCGATTGACCACGAACCAAAATCGATTTTCAGCATTTCCCAGAACTGAAGGACCAGATTTTTGACGGTGATGATTAACTTGCTGATAGCTGCGGAGGCTTTGCTGATGGATTCCCCCAATTTCCCCCAGTTGAAGAATGTTTCTCCGCCCGACTTCCATTTAGTGAATTCGTCATATGCCAGGCCGATAACGGACACCAGCGTCAGAATAATGCCAACCGGTGATAGTCCAATCGCCAGACTTAATGCATACCATGCCGCAACCAGCGCCATAACGGCGCCAATTACAATCTGCGTGCTGGAATCAAGCTGCTGCCATAAATTAATCAACGCCGACACCCAGCCAATGGTGCCGTTAATAGCATTCGCAAAAAGCGTGGCAAAACCGCTTATTACGTTGATGACCTGGTTAACCGTGGTTTCAATATTTGGGAAGTTAGCAAGGATCGTCGCTGTAATAGATTCGATGGGGCCGATTAGCCCCGCCGCAAGCCCCGAGCCGACTTTATCGCGAATAAGATCTGAAACGGCTGTCATTTTACGCATCGACGTCATAAACATCGCCGACTGGCTTGCCGCCCGTTCCGCGTCAACACCCGTGCTGACCACCATCTGATGGTACTGCTCGGTGTATTGGGCCATACCCTGCTTCATGGCGCCGAAAGTTTTTTCATCAATACCCAGCGCCCCGGAAAACTGCTTCGCAGCGTCAGGCGACAGGGTACTTAATGACTGGCCTACCTGGGTAAAAACGTCCGCGTTATCGGCCTGGCTTCCATCCTTCAGCCGGGTTTGAATGCCCATATTGTTGAGCATCGCCTCACCCGCCACGTCGTTTTTCCAGAAAGCAGCCACGTTTTTTAGCGACTCGCTGATAGATTCCGCCTCAACGCCTGTTTGGCTCGCCGCATATTCAATCGCTTTGTAGCCGCCGACGCTGGCATCGCTGTCTTTCGCTGCCTGGGCATCTTTTTCAATACTGCCCGCAGAATCGGTGACGAAACCGACAAATTTTGCCGCCCCCTGAACAAAGAGGCTTGAGAATTTGCCCAGTTCACCAACCATTTTTCCAACGCCTTGTGCAGACTCATCCCCTGACGTTCTCCGCTGTGCGTTATCAGCGCCAGGAGACAGCAAATTCGTCGCCTTTTCAAAAGCGCCAGCTATTTTTTCAAGAACGTCGTCCTGCTCGTCCTGCAATTTTCTCAGGATAAGTTCAATATTTCTTAGGTGGACGTCCATCGAGATAAGTTTGCTGAGCTGCTTGCTATCACTCATTTTCCTCTCTCCAGCGTGCGATGCGGGCCTTGTTATCGGCCCGCATGTCCAGGTAATCGTTCATCAGCGCGATGTCGTAGAGATCCACCGCGCCGCTTTTCAGATCCTGCCAGTTCAGCCCGAAAACCTCCGCCGGGCGGAGAATGTAATCTTCTCCGCCCGGCAGGGTATCAAGCGTCAGGCTGCTGCCGGGTCCTGCGTCAGGTCGCCGGGGAGTTCTTGCAAAAAATTTCCCAGCGAATCGGCCACCACCCGGGCCACCAGCTGCAACAGGGTCAGCAGATCGATATCATCGAATGCCAGGCTGCCCTGGCTAAATACCGGTACCCAGCCTTTCATATGGCGGCGCGCCACCACGCTCAGGCAGGGAAAGATTATTGACTGGCAGTCTTCTTCACTCATATCGGCAAGCGTTTTAGCGATTTTCGGCAGAACTGATTCCAGGGCGCTGACACCTTGCTCTTCAGCGTCAGCCGTTTGCAGGCGGCGGAAATCACCCACCATACCGGCCAGGACAGGCAACAGTTTTCTGGAGACTTTCAGCTGCTCGAATACGCCAAGCTTACCAATGCGGTAATCTATCTCTTTGATTGTGATTTCCATGGCTTAGAACACTCCCAGAACCTGATCGATTTTGCCGCAGTCAAATACCCAGGCCAGGGTGCCGCCCTCTTTGCCGTTGACGTTATCCGGCAGCTTCTGGAAAGCAACGGAGCGAGCGGTGACTACATCACCGGAAACGCTATTGCGGATAACAATAACGTTGCTTCCCCATGTTGCAGAAGAGAGCGTCTGTGCGTTATAGGCCAGCGAAAGCTTTTTATTGACCGGAGAGCTTTTGAGCAGAGAGACGGTAATTTTGCCCGACTTGCTCGGATTGAGGCTGTGCATCACTTCGCCGTCGATACTTTCTGTCATGGTGTTCTTCACCACGTTCATTTCAACCTTGATGCCTTCCTCACCGTTGGCTGAACCCGCGCCCAGATCGATGGTTCCGGTCGGGCCCGCAAAAGATGCTGTTACATCCATAAAAGAATATGCGCTCATAAATTTCTCCTTAACGAACTACATTGATTTCAACATCGGCGAAGTGCACGGCACCAGCCAGTTTGCACGCCACCTGAATAACCGGGGCTTTGCGCGCTTCACGGTCGGACTGCGCCTGCGTGGCCACCGCCGGGGCGTAGACGTAGTAACCTTTGGTGAGCGTGTCGCCTGCTGACAGCTGGCCAATTTCACCGCCGTTCCAGATACCCGGCGCGACCAGACCGTTGGTGACCGCCTGGTTCATCGACTGCTCAACGTTGCTTAACAGACGGGTTACTCCCGCGTCGGTCTGCGGGATTTTTGTGGTGCTGGTGTACAGCAGGTTATAGAGGTTGGTTTGCACATAGTTTTGCAGCCAGTCGAGGCCGTGGCGCTCATCGATAAAGTCGCCGTTGGACATCACGCCTTCCTGGATAATGGCGGTATCGTTGTTGTAGTTCACAAAGACGTTAGCGTTTTTACCCTGCAGCGCATTGGCTTGGCTTTGGGTCAGGGTCTCCGCGACGATACCCGGCTCTTGCTTGAACTTCAGGGTGATAGTGGTGTTATTGCCGTTAAAGTTAACGGTAAAGGCGCGGCCAAAGAGCGAAGCGGCGGCATAGGGGCTGGCGCTGGAATAGTGGCCAAAGGTGCGGGCATATTTTGCCGCTTTCAGCTGGCTGAGAATGTCGGTAGTGACGTCCGCATCCAGCGCGCTGGTTGCCTGAGTGGTATGCCCGTAGATACGAGATACGCCATCGGCTTCAATTACCGCGGCAACGGCAAGCACGTCTTCATCGCTCAGGCCGGTATCCGCGATAACCAGACCGTACCAGTCGGTTGAATGGCTCGACAGCGCCGATACGCACTGCTCGATGGTCTCGCTCGCCTGCCCGGCAATCGGCGTTGCGCCTGCGGATTCGGTTAACCCCAGCAGGGAAGAAAGATCGGTCCCTTCCGGAGCGGCATCTGCATAGCCCACGGCGGAACCGGCGCCGGTTGTAATTGAACGAACGCTGAAGCGGCCGCTCGTGGCATCCCATTCGACAGTGCTGCCGGCCAGGGCATCCTGAATACGTCCGGCAACGCCATTAAGATTGGTTTCGGCGCTGAGATCGATTTCCGTAATTAGGCTCTCTTTGCCATCCAGCACGATGCTCATCGCACCGTCTGTTACCACCGTAAAGTTACTCATCGCCTGCTGATTAGCGGTAAGGATAGCTCCGCGTAACTTTGCGGCAGCTTCGGTTTTTACCCAGCGGCCGATGTACAGATCCACCGGCTGAGGAGTCTGCTGGTAGTAAAGGCTTGCCGCTTTGTATTCCGGCGCGTCCACGCCAAAGTCTGCCGCAACGCCGCTGATGCCGGAATAGACGCGCATACGTTCATGGGCATCGATAACGTCGCTTGCCCCTACGACCAGCAAGGCGCCATAGTTACGGGACTGGGCCGCGCGCGCAGCCATGCTCACCGTCACGTTGACGATGTTAGAGACAGGTAATCCCTGTGACATATTTTATTCTCCGAAGAAGTTAACCGATCCTGAAAGGAGGGATTGGATGCCGTATTCACGCACCACGCGGCGGCGGAGCGTAACGGTCAGGTTGTAGCGGCGTAGCCACTGATTGTTGATAAGGTCAGCCGAAGGGGTCAGCGCCCCGCAGGTTTTGACCGTCATACCCAGGTTATTAAGCTCGGTATTGTTTTGCGCGACATATAATCCATCGCGAAACTGCGTCGCAATGGCCTGCATGTCGGGTCCGTAAAATGTGCAATTCACCTCCAGCGTTTCAGTTTGTCTGAGCTCGTCGCCGTATTGAGATACGGGGACGAACATAGGGTTAGCATCATGGCCGATAGAAAGATCAAACTCGCAGCGAGTCTGCTCCACGGCGGGGGTTTGCGGGGGCGGTTCTGTCCAGCGCGGCACAATGGCATCGCCCGGTAGTCCTGCCAGGCTGCTAATCCAGTGGATTAACGCCTCTTCCAGCAATTCGTCATAGGCGGGTGGCGAATTGACCGGCGTGAGATAACCCGCGTGGGTTGAGTCATTCATCTGCGGTCTCCGTGGTAATAAAGCGGTCGGGGCTGCGCAGGCATTGCTGGCGGATATAGTCCTGCAACCCGGTTATTTGTTTTGTGGCGAGGGCGATGCGGTTTCTGAGAGAGAAATAATTTCGCTCAGCGGCGTCAGTAGGTCTGGCGCGGGCAGCATCATCCACGCGGGCGGTGCCGGTGCCGACAGGCACGTTTGGGCAACGGGCGGCGATTTGCAGCCGCCTAGCGCCACCAGCCACATCATGCTGCAAATCCTCAATCGTGCGTTGTGCATCGGCGAGTTCCTGTGTGTATCTGGAATCCAGGGCTGCGACATCCCGCTGGCGATGTTGCAGGTCCGCAAGCAGCCTGCTCTGCGCGGCAAGTTCCTTTTCAGCGTGCGCGGTCAGCACTTTTTGTGCGGCATAGCGCGCCTGAAAATAATAAGTACTGAAGGCGAGCGAGAGGCATACCAAAAGGGCGAATAAAAACCGCATGTTCATGAGGCATTCCTGTTCCAGCGGCAAACCTCATACTCAATTTCGCGCCGGTTCATCAAGCCTTTCCACTGCTTCCCTCCTGCCCAAATCCACTTTTTCAGGCCCTCGCATGCCCTGTCAAAATGTCCGGCGTTGAGATCGCGCAATACGGCTGAACGCTGAAAGGCTGAGATACCGACGTTGTAGCTAAAGGTGATTAACGCCGCTTTCTGGTATGCATCTGCGGGAACGGTGACGGCTCGCTCCACCGCGCTGGCAAAAGGCTGCAAATCTTTGCCTAGCATCGCCCGGCACTCTTCCGGGGTGTATTTCCTTCCGGGAATAATGTCTTTGCCGGTATGGCCATAACAAACGGTAAGCACATCTGCGACATCGTAGTAAGGCGTGTAGCGAACTCCCTCCAGCTCGGGGATCATGGCGCCAGCCAGCGTTAACGCGCTGGCCCCTGACAGGCCAAGTAAGGTGTTTCTCAGTCCGGGAGACATTGCCATTAGCTACCTCTCTGTTTTCTGCGCGCAGTGCGTCAACGTCCGTATCTCCGGTTACCTTTCCGGAAATATGCTGGACATGCGGGAGCCGGGCGCTGGCGTGGTTTTGAAAGATTTGGAATGAAATTGAGTGTCTGGAACCTTTACGTCTACTTGCGAAGCCGTTCGAAAAGGTCCTTTTCGAACAGGCCGGTGCTCTTACACTCGGCAGGTTTAACCTTATCGTTGCCGTCTGCGGCAACCAGCCCGGCCACACCGGTCACATTGACGGAGATATTGCTGCCTTCGTCTGCGCGCCAGACCTGAGTCACAATACGGAACCGCCGCTGGATATTCTGGGTTTGCGGCAGCACAGAACAATCAAGGTACAAGCCTGCTGGCTCATCATCTGAGCCAGACGCGGCCACAATACCCGTGGCTGAATCTCGTACGCTGGGTGCTAGCCCTTTCTGCTGATAGTAAAGTTCAACTGCGTGCAACAGCTCCTCTGGCTTTCTGTTGCCAATCTTCGTCGTTGAAACAACGTCTCCCATACCTGACCCCTGCTGGTCGGAAGAGGCATCGCTTTGGCCTGCGGTTTTCACCGGCCCATAAACGTTAATGCAGCCGGCTAATGCAAAAGTTAATAGCGGAATAAGTAATTTCATCGTTGTTAGCGATAGTAGAGCGTGGTGCAGCCGGCCAGGTTAGAACAAAGCACAGCCAGTAAAAAAAGTTTTAACTTCATGTAGTTCCTCGTTAGTTATCTTCCGAAATCCCTGTGGCTATTTCAGAAGAGGACAGGCTTACGGCTAGTGGCGAACACCAGCCTGTTTAAGCGCCTCGCGAAGGGCTTTCGCCGTTGCGGGCAGGTCGGATTTGGCTATCGTTTTGGTTTGCAGCGTCTCAAGGTAATCCTGAAGAAGCCGCGTACGCTTCTCATCCTCCTTTCTTAAGCGGTGCGCATCCATGCGTCCGTTAATAAAAGAAGCCACTGAAATAGCCACGCTTATCAGGCCGAATATCATGTAGACCATATCCTGTGTCGTGATACCCAGACCGGCGGTCAATGCCGCCAGCCACGCAAAGCTCTGCGTGACAATATTTCCTGGTTGGTCGTTCATGCGAGTCTCTCTCACCTGCGGCGCTGTAGCCGAGGTAACGTCTGTTCAGCGAGGTTTTCTAGATCAGAGGGATAGATTTCCCATGACGTTTTTCTTTGCCGTGGGCATCGGGTAATCCCGAGGTATTCTTTGGTTGAGCGCGGTAGATAAGGCTGTTTTTTTGTTGCTCAAGCTGGCGTAAGCGTTGATAACGCTGCACGTTTTGCTGGATTTGCAGACCATACTCATTGACCACCTCCAGCGCTTTAGCGATTCGGTCTTCAGGTTTGCGGCTTAGTCTTATTACGGGCTGCGGCTGCGGTATAAAGCGGATGCCCACTAACAGAGGGTTCGCTGCTTTCCAGGCCGCCTGTTTCGCCTCGCGGCGTTTTCGGCGACGGGCCTGTGCGTCCATACATCCTCCTGTCAATCAACTTTGGCGATATCTTTTTGATATCCCAAAGCTTATTGCCGGGTGTATTGCCCTTTTTCAGGGCCAGGCGTTAAAGAGCGTTGGCTCATCGCTGAGCGCTTTGTCGTGCTGATGAATTGATATTGAACCAATAGTACAAATCAGTCAAGAACCAAAAGTACGACTTAAAGATAAAAAAACGCTGTTTTTATTTATTGATTGATTATTAAGGAAAAATAGTTCTGATTGCCCCACGGCCGGGGCAATCGGCTCAGGCGTGGCGCTTGATCGAGTGGCTATACATCACGCGACCAATAATTTTGAGATGCTGCTCGTTGTCTTCGCAAATCTTCCAGTCAGCATATTTAGGGTTATCTGAACGCACCAGCAGGCTGTCGTGCGTCATTTGCAGGCGCTTAACCAGAAGCTGTCCCTTGTAGAGGAAAACGTAAATGCCGTCGCCGTGGAAATAGTCCTTAGCGATATCAACAAAGATGTAATCGCCCAGTTCAATGGTGCCGGACATGCTATCGCCGGTGACAGTAATCACCTTAATACTTGAGGCGGGCCGGTGGCCGAACAGCTCCAGCGCTTCCTGACTGTCATAAACAATATGGTTGATCGTCTCGGTGACGTCGCTTGAGATCAGGCTGCCGGGCCCTGCGCTCGCTTCAATATCCAGCACGTCGATACGAAACCCCGCCTCCACCTGCGGCAGGTAAAACACAGGCGCCTCGCTAAGCGAGGCGGCATGCTGGCTCTCCCTGCTCTCTTCGGAGAAGACGCCTTCGTTACCGTGCTGCAGCCATAAAACATCGGCGCCTAAAAAGGCGGCAAGCTCATACATTTTATCCTGCCGTGGGATAGACTCGGCATTCAGCCACTTGCTGACCGCCTTCGAAGAGACGCCTAAAGCGCGGGCAATGGCCATTCCTCTGCCGAATTCATCCAGATTCGCCTGCGCGCAGGCCTGCGCCAGCCGACGGGAGAAGGCTTCACGTAATTGTTCTCTCTGCACCATAAGTACGATCTTCGCTCGTTAAGAAGACATTTGGTTCAATGATAACACGTACTGAAAGTACACAAAGCACTAAACGCGGTTAAAGACGCATCGTTATTGGGGATGTTTTGCTTTTGTGGTACAGTGCGCGCCTGCAAATTCCAGTGCTCAGACTTCCATTATATACTGTATAAAAACACATACGCCAACCGGTGTTAACGGCTTTAATGTGTTTTGTGGAAGGGCAACTGGCAGGTTGAGAGACAGCAAGGTTTTGAAATGGCGTTATTAATTACCAAAAAATGCATCAATTGCGATATGTGCGAACCGGAGTGTCCAAATCAGGCAATCTCTTTGGGCGACAGTATTTATGAGATCGACAGCGATCGATGCACCCAGTGCGTTGGCCATTACGATACGCCAACCTGCCAGCAGGTTTGCCCGATTGTAAACACCATTATTATCGATCCGGCGCATCGGGAAAGCGAAGAGCAGCTGTGGGACAAGTTTGTTCAGCTGCATCACGCCGACAAACTCTAA